TTATTTTTCAATGGGTTTCGGCTCCTCGGATGCTGTTTGACTACCATTTTGACTACCAAACGCCCTGAGTTTTAATTTCTCAGCCTCCGCCTTTGAGCGGTCGTCTGATACCTCGTCGTAGATCTTCAGGACCATTTTCGCGTCCGCGTGCCCCATCCATTTGACCACAGTATTCAGCTCCACGCCGTTGTCTCGGCACCATGCCACGAATGAGTGTCTGAGGTCATAGGGGAGGACGGTAAACTCGATCCACTCGGGAAGCTGCTCGCCCCTGGCCAGGATGGCCTTGTGCTCCTTCGTCCTGCCGTACCATCTTTCCTGCACGCCATTGATGGCGGTCTCCATGCAGAACACATAGGACTCCCACACACAGTCCCAGGCGCTTTTCGTCACCAACTTGCCGGAGGCGCTGGAAATGAGTCTCCCCTTCTTCCCCTTGAGCACCTTCTTGAGTGGCGGGAAAAGCGGGATCGTCCGCTTCGCCTTGGGCGTCTTCCCCTCGTCGGTGATCTTGTACCGGTACGGCCCATCTTTGTGGGCGAAGTCAGTCAAATGGATCTCGTCGTGCTCAAAGTCCACCGACTTGTCGATAATCAGTGCCTTCGCCTCCGGCGGCCTGATGCCGGCGTACAGCATCGCTATCACAGCCGGGTGCGCCCGGTGATCGGTGCACAGTGTTTCAATCCATTCCCGTTCCTGTTTGGTGATCGCCCTGTGCCCTCCTACCGTTCCACGGTGAGGCGCGGCGGCTTTCTCGCGGGCAACGTTCTTTTTGCACAGGCCATCCGCCAGCGCAGCATCGAACAGGGCGCAGTACAGGCGCTTGCCTGCCCGGATATAGGTGTCGCTCATGCCTGAGTATTCGGCGGCGTACACCGCCTTTACTTCGGACGGAAGCACATCCTGAAAATGCTCGTCCCCAATGTGCCGCAGCAGCTTTTCCATCAGGATCACAGCCTCGTTGTAGGTCTGCCTGCTCACGTCCGGCTTGTAATTCGGCAGCCAGGTTGCGGCGAAGTACCGCACCGTCGGCCCCTGAGCAGCGGCAAGAAGCCCCTGCTCCTTCATGCGGATATATTCTTCCTTCTGCTCGAAGCACTCGCTGGCGTCCGGCGCCCAGGGCGTACTATAAAACCATTGCCCGTCATAGCGGATCACGAAGCGCCCATCCTTCCTGCGCGTCGGCTTCTGCTTCTTCGGTCTCCCCATGCGTGCGCTCCCTTCTGCAATCGTCAATAAAAATCAATAAAATTATTGATTTTTCATGTCTCAATAGTCTTGGGATAATCTCAAGATTATTTTGAAAAAAGTAAACCGCACCGGCAGCCCACATGGAAGGGCGGCACGGTCTGATAGCTGCAGGCGCTGATCGGACCGGCCTGGTACTTCTCCCGGCACAGAAAGCAGCTTTCATTGTCTTCCGCGCAGCTCAGGGAAAACGCGGTGCACACACCCGCCTTTTGCTCGGCCCGTACGTTGTACAGGTTGTACGCCTTGGCCGCCAGCATCAGGAGGTAGAATGCCAGAAAAACGTCCGGCGACGAGTACATCGAGATCACGTTCTCCGGATGGGCTGCTGCAAAGGCGTCCGTCACGCGCAGCTGCCCGCGGTAGCTTTCCAGCATGAGGGCCGCCATGCGAATGGCAACGCTGAACGACGCATGGGTATCCAGCAGGTATTCCACGGCGGGGCGCACAGCCTCCCTGAAAGCGTCCGGCATGTCCAGCTCAGACAGATCAAATTCATCGATGATGGGGCGATAGATATTCATTCCGATTTCCTCCCTTTCAAATGTCGTTATTGCATGAAAAAGTGCGCTTAAAGAGAGTTTTTACCAGTTTTATTCCCTTTTAAGGGTAGTTTTTACAGTAAAAACTACCTTTAAATGGGGTTTTTACATGAAAAACTACCCTTAAAGGTGGGTTTTTCATGTAATAATTATTAGACAGCATTTCCGCCTTTATCTGGTGAAGATCACCAACATAAGGGTTTTTGCAGTAAAAACTATGCTTAAAGGGTAGTTTTTGCAGTAAAAACTATGCTTAAAGGGTGGTTTTTACAGTAAAAACTACCTTTAAAGGGGAGTAAAACATGAAATAACCCCAAATTTATGGCATCAAAAATTGTGCTGAGTTATTGCAGAAAAAACTACCCTTTAAGGGGGGGTTTTCATGTAAAAACCACCTTTAAAGGGGGGTTTTTCATGTAAAAACTATGCTTGAAGGTGGGTTTTTGCAGTAAAAACTACCTTTAAAGGGGTATTTTTCATGTAAAAACTACCTGCGCCAAAGAAAGAGAAAAGAACCAAAAGAGAAAGAAGTTGGACGAAGAAGATATTTATATTAATATATATATTATCGCGTACGCGCGCGCGCGCGTATCGATACCATACCATGTTGCACATAGTATCATCACTTGCCTGAGCGGGTGATCGTGATACTCCCCGCACTCGCTTCCACGTCAGCCAGTGCCAGGGCGGCGCATACGGCGTCAAGTTGCTTTTTCATGGTTCGGATTCTCCTTTCGCGTCATCACGATATGGGGCCAGTATCGCGGGCAGCTGATCGGGAACACCGCCGGCCTCGGACCAGGCCGCGATGGCGTGCACCAGCGCCGCCTCCACGGATGACTCCAGGTGCAGGGCTTCCAGATCGCGGCCGATCTGCAACCGGACGCCCGTTTCGCCCGTCCAGCTGGCCACCTCCTGCGTGTGATAATCGATTTCGTCCTCGTATTTCTGCGGGGATACGATGGCGCGCATCTGCTCGGCCATTTTGATGGCGCTCTGATAATACTGCATGTGCCACAGCCGTTCGTGGTGATACACCTGGGCGCCGTACAGGATCGCGTCCCAATAGCGCCCTTCCTTGCGGGCGTTGAATACACTCACCCGCCCACAGGCAGCCGGAGACGGCTGCTTTTTTCGTGGGCTCATACGCGCCGCACCTTCCTTCTGATCTCCACCACCACGCCCAGGATGCGAACAGGCAATTCCTGCACCTGCCGGGCGGTGAAAAAGCGCGGCTCATATTTGTTGTTCAGGGGCTGCAGGGTGAGGCCGTTATCCTGCAAACGGACACGCTTGAAGGTGGCGTCGTCACCGTTGACCATCACCGCACAGTCGTCCCCGCTGCGGCAATCCTCCTGCTGCTGGATGATGATCACATCCCCGTCCCGGTATTCGGGCTCCATGCTGTCGCCCTTGATGCGCAGGCCAAAGTACCGCCGCCCCTGGATGGTATCGGATACGGGAAAATCCTCCCAATCCTCAACATCCTCGATGGCCTCGATGGGAATGCCGGCGGGGATGCGGCCCAGCACGGGGATGCGAATAAAACGTTTCGAGCGGTCGGAGGGGACGTAATGGATTTCATGGACCGGCGTCGCCCTCTCACCTCTCAGAAGCTCGTCCACCGAGACGCCCAGGATGGCGGCAAGCTTTCTCATGTTTTCGGTTTCGGGAGGGACGTTGTCACACTCCCATTTGCTGACCGCGGCCTGGGTCACGTTGAGCATACTGGCAAGCTGCACCTGGGATATCCGCTTTTCTTTGCGCAGCTGCTTCAGGAATCTTCCGTCCAAAATATCACCTCCATACCCCAAAATATAAATTCAGATTGTATTTACGGCAATTATTTTTGGAAATAACAAAAATAGGGGTTGTATTTTTTAAAATTATCGGTTATAATACAACTACAAGTTATATTTGGAGGTGAGAATATGAACCCAAAACAGGCACGGCAGCTGGTTTTATCCCTGATAAGGCAGGTGTACGAGACGACAGATATTCAGGAGGCCGCGCAGATGCTGGCCAGCGGGAAATGGATAGCAATCTGCGCGACAACGAAGTGGCCTATAACCATTGTACTGGGTTGTCTGGAGCCGTCGTCACAGAAGATGGACGGCCAAGGGAATAAATGATTTTGCCTTCATCATCCCGGCCAGACGGCACAACGCACAGCAGCATCCAGCCACAATCGAGATACCGCTGCGCATCTGACGCGCCAATGACTTCAACAACTTGCACGATGGGGAAAGACGCGGGCAGCATGAGATCAACTCCTTTCAAGGCGTATGAGTGACGATCAGTTGTCATCCACCGGCAGCACGATGGGACCATGCTTGGCTTCATACTCCGCGATGTGCCTGAGCATAAGCATTTCCAGCTCCTTGTTGACAGTGCGAAAGTTGTCATCCGCGATGTACCTGAACTTTTCCAGCGTTACCTTGTCCGTCCTGAGCGTGAATTTTGGCTGATTTGATGGCATAATGTCTTCCTCCTTTCCTGAGGATCATTGTAATCAAAAATATTTCAAGGCGGCATGTTGACGGCACAGTGACGGCGTGATATACTTAGAAAGGAGGTGACGGCATAGTGACGGCTAAAATCACAATTCGGTTGAACCGAGAACTGCTTGAAAGCCTGCGGAAAGCCGCGGAAAAGGAAAAGCGATCGGTGAATCAGCAAGTGCTTTTCTACGTGCAGAAAGGTCTTGAAAAGCAGGAAAAAGAGAAAGGAGCGAACCAAAAATGACTGGAATCGAGCGATTCCGCCGGAAAAGCCTGATGACGCAGGCGCAGCTTGCAGCCCTGCTGGACGTGACGCCCACCAGCGTATCCAACTGGGAGCTGGGCAAGGCCACGCCCCGCGTGGAGGTTTTCAAGCGCATGAGCGAATTGTTTGGCGTCACGGTGGATGAGCTGCTGCGCAGCAATTATCCCGAGAACGACCTGGCGCTGCCCGCCGGCACAGGCCATCCGCCTACGCAGGAGGTACCCCCATGCAGTCCTGCAGGCTCCTGACGATTCAGGATATCGCGGAAAAGCTGGGCGTGGAGCGTCACACCGCCGGACAGTATGTCCGCCAGATGCCATGCGTGGTGCTGGGCCGCGTCAAGCGGGTGCGGGAAACGGACTTCGACCAATGGCTCCTGGAGCATACGCGTGTCGAGGGCAGGAAAGCAAAATCTCCCAGGCCCCAGCGCCGCGTGATTCCGAATCCGCAGCTGTTTGAACCTGACGGCACGCTGAAGCGCCGCCGCGCATAGAAAGGAGCTCAACATGAAAGATACTCCCTTTGTTTACTACAGAATTGTGAGGCGCATCGCGCTGCTGGGCCTTACCCGCCGCCAGGTGGCCGACCGGCTGGGCGTCAGCTATGGCACCCTGCACAACAAGCTGTACGCTATCACACCATTTACCCTGGACGAGGCGATTCAGCTCAAACAGATGCTGGCCATTCCCAGCACACTGGAAGAAGCCTTTGAGCTGTTTCCCAAAGAAGCCCTTGAGCTGTATCCCGATAAACTATAACGCTCTGTTTTCCCCGGAAACGGCCCCTGGAGCCGTTTTTAGACGAACCCTTACAACTACTGCCCAAAGCCCCGGAGGGGGCAGCACAGGCCAGGAAACAGAAACCAGGAGGTAAAGAAACATGTTTGGATTGGATGTACTGCAAATCATCGGACTGTGCGTGGCCTGCCTCGCCATTGGCGCGACCTGCATGCACGCCCACAGCTTCGCCGTCGGCCGCGCGGTGGCCTATGAGCGCCAGCGGGCAGAAAAGCGCGAGGAACGCTTGCGCGCCGAGCGCGACAGCTACATGAAGCTGTACCAGCAGATGACGGCCAAGATGCAGGAAATGGAAAAGCTGGAAGCCAACGCGGCGGGCTATGAGGACGGATACCGGACCGCCTGCCGCGATCTGGAAGCGGACAGCCTTTCAGCCGGCGTGAGCAGCACCATTTACAGCAGCCTGAGAAAAGGCGGCGCCGTTTCGCTCCGCATCTTGAACCATCAGTAATCACCCCCTTTTCGTTTCCCATTGTACCGGAGAAAGGAGGTTAAAAACGTGTCTAACAACACCATGCCAAACACCTGCACATGTCTGCGGGAGGCACGCAAGGCCAAGGGCTACCAGAACTTCGGCCAGGCCGGGATCGCCACCCACCGCAGCCCCGAAGTGATAGGCCGCCATGAGCGCGGGGACGTGCCCCTGCAAATGCTGGACGTGATCGCGTATGCCGAGGCATACAACAGTCCCCTTCTGCTGATGACGTACTGCGGAGAATGTGCCATCCGCCAGGAGCTTTTCGGCACGCAGGAACAGCATTACGAATCGCTGCCGATCACCGCAATCCGCGTTTCCAACCGCCTGCGACAGGCCGCAGATCACGCCGATCAGCTGGCAGAAATCATGGATGACGGGCGGGTGGACAGAAATGAGATTCCCAGGCTCCAGAGCACGCTTAACTTTCTGCAAGACATGGAATACGTGTGGCGCGATCTGTTCGCAGCCTGTATGTCCAGCGGACTTGCAGGCACAAAAAAAGACCGCCCGGCTGGACCCGGAACGGTCTACACATCCGTAAGCGCTCATCACAGCAAATGATTGTGCTCGGAGGATGCTACCCCACGCAACCACAGCAATGGTCAAGACGAAGAAAGTCCGTCAAGAATGGGGTTTAAAAAATCATACCGCAACCACAGCAATTTGTCAAGAAAAAAGAAAGCGAGGAACGAAATGCAGATCACCATTCAGCAGCTGACCATCAAGGCTTTCAAGGGCATCAAAAACCTTGCCCTGGACCCTGGCGGCAAAAGCGCCATCATTGAAGGCCGGAACGGTACGGGCAAAACCACCGTGTTCGACGCCTGGACATGGCTGCTGTTCGGCAAGGACAGCAGGAACAGCGCAACCTTCGACTATAAACCCCTGGACGAGAACGGACAGCCCCGCACCGGCACCGATACGGAGGTCGAGGCCACCATCATCGTAGACGGTAAGGTTATCCGCCTGCGCCGGGCGATGCATGAAAAATGGGTGCAGCGCCCCGGCAATCCCGCCCCGATCTATCAGGGCGACGAAACGCTGTGCTGGATTGACGACGTGCCCGTGAAGCTGGAAAAGGACTACAAACCCTACATTGCCGGCCTGATCGGGGACGAGGAACGCTTCAAGGTGCTTTCCATCCACGGCTATTTCATGCGTAAGCCCTGGAAAGAGCGCCGCAAGATGCTGGTGGATGCGGCCGGCGGCAACGCAGAATCCGAGGTCTGCCGCCGCCCGGAGTTTGCGGGCATCCAGGAGGTTCTTCAGGGCCATACCCCGGACGAGGCCAAGAAACGCCTGGCCGAGCAAAAAAAGCGGGTGGACGCGGAGCTGAAACAGATTCCCGCCCGTCTGGACGAATTGCAGCAGGCCCTTGACCCGGTGTACGACGCGGACGTGCAGAAGGCCCAGGAGCGGATCGACGCCCTGACCCTGCAAATGGATCTGATCAACGACCAGCTGGCCGGTACCGAAGAAAGTTTCAAACGCGCCCGCGACCTGATGGCCCAGGAACGGGAGATCACCGGCAAGCTGGACCTGCGCAAAAAAGCGCTGGATCAGCCAAACGCCGAACGCTGGCAGAATCTGCAGGCGCGGATGGCCGACGCCAGGAGCCGCAAAAACAGCCTGGAACGGGAAGCGAACCACATGGGCGACGATCTGAATACGGTGGATCGGGATATACGAACCCTGCAGCAGCGCCGGGAGCAGCTGCTTGCCCAGTGGAACGCCTGCGACCAGCAGGTATTTGTGCCAAAGCCAACGATGACTACCTGTAGCCTGTGCGGTCAGCCTTTGCCCGCTCACATGATCGAGAGCGCTCAGCGCATGGAGCGTGACGCCTGGAGCGCGAAGCGGGATGAAGAACTGGCCGGCATTGGGGAACAGGGCAAGAGCGTCGCTGAGCGCATCACCCGCTGCCAAAGCGAACGCGCCAATGTGGCCGAAAGCCTGGAGCGCAAGCAGGCGGCCATCGCCGAGGCGGAAGGGGACATCGCCCATCTGCAGGAGGAAATGGAACAGCCCGTGCAGGCCCCCGATTACGAGGCCGACCCGGAGTATAAGCGCCTGCTGGACGCGCTGCAGGAGGTACGGGACGAGATCGCTGCCCCCGCCAAAGACAACCGCCGGGACGAGCTCATTCAGCGCCGCAACGGCCTGAGCCAGCAGATCAGCGCCCTGGGGCTGGTAAAGTACCGCAAGGACGAGTACGAAAAGGCCAAGGCCCGCATCCGGGAGCTGGAAGACCAGCGGCAAAAGCTTGGGCAGGACGCCGTGCGCATCGATGGCGAAATCGCCATGCTGGGCGATTATATCCACGCCTGCTGCGACGCAATGGAAAGCGACATCAACGCCATGTTCGATACCATCGCCTGGCACCTGACCGACTACCTCAAAGACGGCACGCCCGTGGACTGCTGCATCCCCTATGTTGGCGGCGTCAGCTACGACAGCACGCTTAACAACGGCGCCATGATCAACGCCGGCATCGAGGCCATCCGCGTGCTCTCCTATGCATCCAATACCATTGTGCCATGCTTCGTGGACAATGCAGAGGCCGTGAACGACCTGGCGTACGCGCCGGGCCAGATGTTTAGGCTCACCGTTTCCAACAACCCACAACTGACCATGATTTTGGAGGGATAACCCATGACTGAAAGCACTAACGTGGCTACCCGGCAAATGACGCCGTCGGAGCGCTTCATGGCTGAATCGCTGCGGCAGTACGCAGCCAATGCCGGAAATCTGGCAATCAGCGACTTTGAGAAAACGCTGCTTCAGCACGTTTTCATCAAGGCGGATATGTCGCTGCAGGACATGAACACCAGCCTTGAAGCTTCCCAGACCAAGGGCTACAAGAAGGATCAGCCGCCGATCACCTGGCAGAACATCGACATCAAAAAAATGGCCCTCGACGCCGTGAACCGCGCGCAGCTTGGCATTGACGCTCTGATTCCCGGTCATATGTACCCCATCGCCTACTGGCGGAAGGAAAAAGGGCTTTACGACCTGGATCTGCGCATCGGCTACAAAGGCGAAATGTACTACATCCAGGAGGCGGCCCTTCACCCTATCCGCGAAATACGCGTGGAACTGGTTCATCAGACAGACGAATTCACGGTCTACAAAAAGGACAGCGCTACCAAAGTAGAGGGTTATACCTTCAAGGTAAACCAGCCATTTAACCGCGGCCCCGTTGTGGGCGGATACGCCTACATCGAGTATGAGGACAGCCAAAGCAACGTGCTGGTCGTCATGAGCCTGGACGAGATTATGAAACGCAAGCCCGGCAATAGCGAGTTCTGGTCCAAGTGGGAACAGGAAATGCAGTACAAGACCCTGGTGCATGCCGCCGCCGGCAAGGTGATCCTCGACCCCAAGAAGGTCAATGCGACGGCCATGGCCGTCGCGGAAGCCGACGACTACGCCGACTACAGCAGCACGCCCAGCGACGAGAACGGCATCGACCTGGTTTTGGAAGGGAGCGTCGTGGCGCAGCAAACAGCGGCTCTGCCTGAGCCTCCCAGGGAAATGCCCGTGCAGCAGACCACTCGCGCCGCCGAGAAAGCGCCCGTAAGGCCCCAGGCAGCACCCGTCCCGGCACCGGACGATGATATGCCTGACTTCCTGCGCGACCAGCAGAAGAACGAAAGGGGGCCGGGATTCTAAATGTCCCATGCGAAAGACCTCACCGGGCAAAGGTTTGGAAAACTGAATGTCATCCGAAGATGCGGCTCTAATGCTGACGGACGTGCGGTTTTTGAGTGTCAATGTGAGTGCGGGAACATTACGAAAGCAGCCGGGAAATTGCTTCTTAACGGAAGGAAAAAATCGTGCGGTTGCCTGACACACGATATTCTGCTTGCGCGAAACGTGGTTCATGGTCACGCATCCAGAGGAAAAGTCGAAAGGCTTTACAAGGTGTGGCTTTCGATGCGGAGCAGGATTTACAACCCACACGAACCAGTATACAAGCATTATGGCGGGCGAGGCATCGGAATGTGCAGGGAATGGGACGATTACCAGGTTTTCAGGTCATGGGCGTATGCAAATGGCTACGATGAAACGGCAAAACGGGGAAAATGCACGATAGACCGGATCGACGTAAACGGAAACTATTGTCCGGAAAACTGCCGCTTCGTAGATCAATCGACCCAGATGAAAAATATCCGTCCAAAGGCAGGGAAACGGCCATGAGCATGAGATTGCGAGTAATCGGAACTGGAAGCAGCGGGAACGGATATTTGCTGACCGACGTGGGCTATGAGGGCCAGGAGAGCGATGCCCTGCTGCTGGACGCCGGGGTGAACATCAAGCGGATCACCAAGACGCTGTACGGCATCAGACCCGCCCCGCTGATCGGGGCCCTGATCACTCACGAGCACGGCGATCATGCCAGCGCCGTCAAAGACCTGTCCCGTCTCGGCGTCCCATGCTTCGGGACGCCGGGGACGGCGGAGGCTGTGGGCCACGGGATGAAGGCCATCGCGCCCTACATCGCCACGGAGGTTGGAAAATGGCTGATCATGCCATTTCGCACCAACCACGACGCGGCCCAGCCCTGCGGCTTCCTGATCAACAGCCTGCGCACCGGCGAGCGGCTGATCTATGCCACCGACACCTATTACCTGTCCCACAAGTACCCCGGCGTCAACTACTGGCTCATTGAGTGCAATTATTGCGAGGAATGCCTGACCGAGGACACGCCGCCCCAGCTGCTTCATCGGCTCCGGGAAAGCCACATGAGCCTTGATCGGCTGTGCACGGTCTTCCGGGACAACGACCTCAAGGCCTGCAAGAAGATCATTCTCTGCCACACCAGCCAGGAGCGCGGGAACCGTCAGCTTATGCTTCAGCGCGTTTCTGACGCGGCCCACAAGCCTGTGATCATGGCTGAGCCGGGCCAGACCTACGACCTGAACATCGATCCATTTTGAAAGGGGGACAAGACATGTTCGACTCTGTAAAGGCGGACGCCGCGCAGGAGAAATACTGCTCGGATCATCACGCCCCGCACTTCGCGCCGAATAGGAATCTCCAATATCGGTGCTTCCGCTGCAAACAGGACATCTACGCGGAATACGGCCACCCTGTGGCTGAACACCTGAAAAGGGGCCGCGTCCGTCTTGACTACAACAAGAAAATTCCTGGCATTAGCGTCGAACGGGCCGGACAAGAGCTGATTTGCGGCTGTCCGTTCTGCTGCAGGTCGTTCGATGATTAAAGGGGAGGCGGCTTCATGATCAATATCGCAACCGTCAGGCCGAAGAAATCGGCCACGAAAGGCAAAAGCGGCGCCTTCGTCCGCTTCAACCTTAAAATGCTCTACATCAGCTCGGACGCTATGGGGATGATTCCCGAAACGGAATACATCAGTATCCGCGTGAATCCCGGCGGCTATGTAATGACCATTACCCCGGAGGCAGGCAAAGGCGATACCGCATTTCACCTTTCCCATGTGAATGAAACCAAGGGAGCGCGCCGGATTGAGACCAACAACGCCCTGCTCTCGATCCTGGACGCTGGCTTCCCCAAATGGGCGTTGGGAAAACGGATGCCGGTCAGCCTCGGCATTGACAATTCCCTGGTGATCGACCTGCGTCCGCAAATTCCCATGGGTGAAATCCCATTCAAAAACAGCAAGGAGGCAGCATCGTGAAAGAGATCACGAACCTCGATCAGCTAATGAACGGCGCCCTCAATGAGCGCTTCAACAGCGAAATCAAAAAGGTGTGGAAGAACGTCCTCGACCCCAACACAGACCCCAAGGCCAAGCGAAAGCTGGTCATGACCATCACCATGAAGCCCAACGCCAACCGCGACGCGGCGGAAATGGAAGCGGAAGTCACCGTCAAGCTGGCACCGCCCGTTCCAATTCAGCAGACGGTGTACGTCCACCAGAACGACGACGGCAGCGTACACGCCCTGGAAAACAACGGCCAGCTTCCGGGCCAGGTAGATATGTACGGCAACATCAACGAGCCGGGAGAGGCCACCTTCAACGCTCCCGATCCAGATACCGGGGAAATCCCCAGCTTAGTGCAATTCAAGAAAAAACAGGAGGGCTAAAGCAATGAGCGAGCAAAACAGCATCAACCGCGACCTGTGCGAATACCTGGTGAACCTGGGCCACGATATGGCCACGGCGGAAAGCCAGCCGCAGCGCTTTGAAATTCAGGGCAAACAGTACATGATCCTGGCGGGAGCGTCGGAAGAGATCCGCATCCGCGATCCGCATGTCCCCCAGCGCAAAACCATCTTCACCCTGCAGGGCCTGGTCGATTTCATCAAGGCCGACGTGGATCACCTGTTCGGCGATCCGGACCGCCGCTACATTGTCAGCGTCATGAGCCCTGAATGCGTGAGCATTTACTCCCCGCTGACTGGCGAAGAGAACATTCGCCATGAGGTAGCCCGCTGCACCTACGAAGCGGAGCACATCGGCTTCGGCCGGCAGATGACCCAGGAAGATTTCGTTGTCATGCTGCAGAGCCGCTTCGAAGACACGACCAGCAGGGCGCTGGTACTGAAAGTGGTTGGCAACATGTCCGACCAGCAGAGCAACACCACGGCTGACGACGGCGTTACGCAGCAGCTGACGGTAAAAAAGGGCGTCGTAACCAACGGCACGGTGAGCTTCCAGAACCCTGCCTACCTGCAACCCATCCGCACCTTTACGGAGGTCGAGCAGCCGGAAAGTCCCTTCGTGCTGCGCGTAACGCCCGGGGATGCCGAAAAGAAGACGCCCGCCACCGTGGCCCTACATGAGTGCGACGGCGGCGCGTGGAAGATCAGGGCCGTGCAGACAATCGGCGCCTTCCTGCGTGAAGCCCTGGCCGATTGTAATGTGGAGGTCATCGCGTAATGCAGACATGCCACTATTTCCGCTGGACAGCGGCGAGGATCATGCGAAAGGCAGTAGCATATTTTCTGCTCTTCCCGATTTTCGCCGTTCTCGCGCCCGTTACGCTTCTCGGTAATGAAGTGTACCGGCTTTTCCAGATCCTCCGCTATGCCCGTTAAAAGGGCAGCAACATAAGGGGGTGACGGTATGAAGAAATGATCTGATACCCACGCCCCGGTGCGGAACAATCTCTCTCAACTTCCCGAGGGATGATGCTTACTCTCCAACCGCACCGGGGCCACTCTCCCCATCAAAACGAAAGGGGGCTCAATAATGGGACGGCCTCTTAAACGATATGTCGAATGGTTTCCACATGACGTGAAGGCTTCCCGCCAGTCCAGCACCATCGAGGCGCTGGAAATGGTGCGGGGGGCAGACGGGGAGCCGCTGGGGAACAACGGCTACGCCTTCTGGTTCAAGCTGCTGGAAATGCTCGCCGGTACGGACAGCATGTACATCGACTGCTCCAAGCCAGACCAATGGCTCCGGCTGATCTCCCGGGCGCGGATGACCGAACAGGACGCCAACATCTGCATCCATACGTTGATTACGATGGGTGCCATAGACCGGGAGTGCTGGGAGGAGAGGAAAATCATCTGGTGCCCCAACCTGGCGGAACGCGTTTTGACCGTGCTCCCACGGCGCGGCATGGCCTTCGGCCCACCGCTTCCCGAGGAACAGCGCGCTGCCGGCAGCGTGGACGCTGATATCCGCCACCGCGATGTGACCGTGGAAGAAACCAGCTTCGGCCCAGTGGAGATCGACCACGACTGGGCACGGGTGGAAGAAAACTATGCCGAACAGATTGGCGCGCTGCCGATGGGAAAGGCACTGGATCAGCTGATGGCATTTTATGAAAAGATGGGCGCGGACATCGTAATCACGGCCATTGAGCACACCAACGGAAAACAGGCGGATAATCCCAAACGGTATTTGACGCAGGTTCTCAGCAACTGGGAAAAGGCGGGTGTCGCCACCGTGGCCCAGGCCAAGGCCCAAATCGCGGAGCACGAAGTCAAGTCCAGGCGCGGGCAGCCTGCCAAGCAGGAGGAACAGCCCGCGCAGGATGATGGCGATGGCGTCAGGTGGGTGAGCTGATGGGAGCTTTCAATAACGATCTGGTGGAGCGCGGCGCCCTGAATATTATGCTCAACTTTGATTGCCAATCCGAGATCGTGCAGCTGACGCCGGAGGACTTTTACGACCCTCTACATCAGGTGATCTTCTCCGTCATCCAGGCGATGGCTGCAGAAAAAAAGCCCATCGACCTGGTAACGGCGGATGCGGCCCTGACGGAAAAACTGGGCCAGGCAGCAAAGCCCGCGGAGGCGCGGCTGCTGGAAATCGCCACGAACAGCACTTTCCCCGGTCGGTTTATGCTCAAGGAGTACATAGACATCATCAAGTCATGCTCCCTGCGCCGCCGGATATACCTTACGCTTGAACAGGGCAAAAAGGACTTGAGCGAAGACGGAAACGACCCTGCCGCAGTCCTGGAAGCCATGCGCCAGCAGCTGCGTGATATGGTCATCACCCGGCACGCCTGGAAGTCTATGCAAACCGTACTGATGGAAACTTTCGAGGCATTGGACAAGAAATCCAAGGGCATCGAGGCGTCCATGCTGTCGGGCGTCAGCGGCCTGGACAGCATCACAGCCGGCTTCCACGGCGGGGAGTTTACAATCATCGGCGCGCGTCCCGCCGTTGGCAAAAGCGCCTTCGGCGCGCAAGTGGCGCTGGGCGCCTCCCGCAGCGGCTACAAGGTGGGCATCTGCTCCCGCGAAATGACCGCCGTACAGTACGGCACCCGCATCTACGCCCACGCGACGGACGTTGATCCAAAGAAGCTGAGAACCGGACAGCTGGACCAGGACGACTGGATGCAGATCGCGCAGGCCCTTAACCTGTACGGGCAGCAGAACATCTGCTTCATCTTCACAGCCAAATACATCGAAGATCTGCGCATGGAAGTTCAGCGCAAGGTGGACAGCGGCGAAATGGACATGCTGGTGGTCGATTACATTCAGCAGATGCAGACCAAACAGCGCTTCGACAAGGACTACCTGCGCATCGCCTACATCAGCAAAATGCTCAAGGACATGAGCACCGATTTCAATATTTCCGTGGTCGGCCTGGCCCAGGTGGGCCGCCAGGCGGACGCCAGCATGCCGACCCTGGCCGAGCTTCGCGGCTCCGGCGATCTGGAACAGGATGCCGATAACGTGATCTTCCTGCACCGGCCCAGCGAAGCAACCGACAAATACGTGCATCCAAGGGACCGGGAACTGTTCGCATCCATGAAACAAAGCGGCCTGCAGTACATTGCCATCAACGTGGCAAAGCAGCGACAGGGCGAGATCGGCACCCTGGCCGTGGCCTTCAATCCAGGCCGGATGCGATACACCATGATCGAACGGGAGGACGCGCCGAAGCGGCTGACGGCGCCCACGCCGGTACCGGACAGCGACGCATTCGCGTAAACGCTCATCACAGCAAACGAGGGAAAAACCATGAAGGGATTAACAGCCAGAAACGAGGATGAGAAGGAGTTCATCAAGACCTTTGACGGCCTATGCTACGGCCAATCCCGCTACAAGATATGGGACGATTTCGTGCACATGTTCGCTCTTGCCATCGTCAACGCGGTGGACAAGGTTCATTTCGAGGAGCGGGAAAAGCGCTATCTGCGCAATTCGCCCACCTGGCAGCGGTGACCACGATGGCGCTGGAAAAGAACCCCAACCAAGACTTCCTGGGAGAGCTTTACATGCGATGCGACCTGGGCAACGATCACGCGGGCCAGTTCTTCACCCCATACCATTTGTGCGAGTTCATGGCCAAGGCCGTCATCGGCGAACATGCGGAGACAGACAAAGAGATTGAGGAAAAGGGCTGGATCAGCGTCTGCGATCCCTGTATCGGCGGCGGCGCCATGATGATCGGTGCGGTTCAGGCCCTGCGGGATATGAAGATCAACTACCAGACCAGCTGCATCGTCATCGGCCAGGATATTGACCCAACCGTGGCGATGATGGCCTACATCCAACTGTCCCTGCTGGGCTGCGCCGGCTACATCAAGGTAGGCAACGCCCTGACCGATCCGCTGGTCGGGCATCCGCTGTTCGGCGAAAACAGCGAAAACGTCTACTACATGCCCATGTTCTTCTCTGAGATATGGCACATGCGGCGGGTCTGCGAACAGATGAAGTCATTGTTCAGGGGCATCGGCTCAAAGCCGAATGAAGTCCAGGACATAAAGAAGCCGGAGAAGTACTTTTTCTTCTTCGATCAGGAGGCAAAACAATGGACGAAAAAGACAAGCGAGACCTCGACGTCCTCATATTCGGTCTGAAAGCCTACGACATTACGGGCGCCTTCACCAGCTTTTTGTCAGCGCTGGTGGATAACGGCTGCCCGGTGGAAGTCATTCTCAAGGCCATCCGGACGGCTGACTTCAAGGGGGCGGACCTATGAAGAAAAACACCTGGACAGACAAGCCACGCATCTGCGATCCCGGCATGTGTGGCTACTGCAAGGATACGGGCAAGGGCAATTTTTACTGCACCAATCCTTATATGAACGACCGGGAAAGCCAATTCCTGGTAGTGAAGGAATGGGAGCCCACCGACAACTTCAACAAATGCAAGAGAGGGGGCCGAATTCGTGGCAGATAAAACAAAAATCGACTGGTGCGACGCCAGCTGGAACCCGGTCACGGGCTGCCAGCACGGGTGCTCGTACTGCTATGCGGAGCGCATGGCGAACCGGTTCGGCGATCACCTGGGAGACCCGTTGCAGAAAGAAAACCACGACCTCGCGGAGCCCATGAGGAAGAACGGCGTCGCGGTGACGTACCCCTACGACTTCGAGCCCACCTTCCACCGTTACCGGCTGGATATTCCCAAACGCTGGGAGCGCCCGCGCACCATCTTTGTATGCAGCATGGCTGACTTGTTTGGCGATTGGGTACCGGACGAGTGGATCACGGAGGTATTCGAGGCCTGCGGAGAGGCTGGGCGACATCGCTACCTGTTTCTGACCAAGAACCCGAAACGGTACATGGAGCTGCACAAAAAGCGCCTGCTGCCCGCTTGGGACTTCATGTGGTATGGGACGAGCGTTACCACAGCCGATACCGAATACTTTTTCAGCGACAAGCATAACACATTCGCCAGCATTGAGCCGATCTTGACAGATTTCGCCCCAGACAAAGATCAGTGGTTCGGGTGGGCCATCATCGGCGCGGAAACCGGAAACCGAAAAAACAAGGTCATTCCGCAGCGAGCATGGATTGATCATATCACCCAGGCATGCGACAGGAATGGCATCCCCATCTTCATGAAGTCCAGCCTGCGGAAAATGATGGGGGCAGACTTCCGCACGGAATACCCCTGGAGCACAAAATGAGCGTCGGTTATCAGCGGGAGTACGAGGTCGAAGCCATATACCACTTCACAAAGATGGCGCTCCTCTTTGCGAGGCTCTTCCCTGAGAACGAAAAGCTGAAATCCTACGCCAAACAGGCGTACATCAAATTCGTTCAGCTCGCTACGGCGGAAATCAGGGACGTAAAGAATAACCAAAGCATTTTGGATGGCCGGCTGCTGGATTGCTCGGAGTGCGAGCGCGCCCACAGAAAAAAGCCCTGCATGACGAAGGGCCGCGCATGGGCCAATCGATTATGCGTCTACAACACCTATGAGTGCAACCGGGCGGCCATTCAAAAGCACTTTGGCGAACAGGGGCTGCAGATGTTCGATTACATGGACAGATGGATCACCAGGAAAACGGAGGAAATGAAGAATGCCAAAGAATCAGCTGCCAGTGCCGAGTGAGGCAACCGAACAAACCTGGCTGTTCGAGTGGATCGCGCAGATGGCATATCTACGTTGGCCGGAACTGGAGCTTGCCTTCCACATTCCCAACGGCGGGAGCCGGAACAAGATCGAGGCGGCCAGGCTGAAAGCCCAGGGTGTCAAGGCTGGGGTGCCTGATATCTTCATCTCTGTGCCTCGCGGTGGCTATCATGGCCTCTATATCGAAATGAAGCGCCAAAGGGGCGGCAAGATGCGGGAGGGGCAGAAGGACATGATCCCAAAACTGCGCGCCCAGGGCTACCGCGTGGAGATCTGCAAGGGCTTCCATCCCGCCGCTGACCTGATCGAGGCGTATATGAGCGGAAAACTGAGCAAGGAGGGAACATAATGCTTGGAAGGAGCAACATCATCAAGGGCAAGGTGCACGGCACGGGATGGCCCATCGACGGGCATGTGCTGCGCTTTGCCCTGTGGGACTACGATAAGCGCCAGGCGTGGCATTTGTACGACTGGGAAAAAGAGGATGACGAGGCTGTAATGCTCACCTTCGTCCAGACCATGATTGAGGCTGGATTTCTCGACGAAAACGACAGAGAGGAATTTATCCGGCAATGGCGGGAAGAAACCGCGGACGTCCCGGGCGCATTTGCGCTTGATCTGGATCAAGTGGAGATAGTGGAGGGTACGCCATGAGTGAAAATCAATGCCGCACATGCGCTGGCATCAAGAAAGAGCTTCTTCGGCTCTGGAAGTGGAACGAAATAGATCACGGCATGGGCCGTTATGAGATTTCGGCCATCGTAGACGCTACATACCATGACGGGATCATCCACCAGGACGTGTACAGAAACACCATTGAGCGCCAAGGAAGCTATCGCATAAGGCTGAATTACTGCCCGGAGTGCGGGGCAAGCATCAGGAAACGCATCCGGGAGTGGAGCAAGGAGGAAGCAAGCGAGAATCGACGCCAGTCCTCGGAAAACTTTTTGTCGATGCCTGTTTCGGGAGGGACAAGAAATGACGTATAGACCGATGCTCTTTAACACCCCGATGGTATGCGCCATCGAGGACGGAACCAAGACGCAGACCCGGCGGCTGGTGCAGCTGCCGAAAAACAAAGACTGGGAGCTGCTGGACGTGCACCCCAATCCTGATCTACCCGGCAGGTTTTGGCAGGCTGAGATCAACGGCACGCTAACGGACGTGAAAAAGCGCTTCACCCTGGGGATCAAGGCCCCTTGCGTGGCCGGCGACGTGCTGTGGGTGCGGGAAACTTGGATGCCCGGGCGCTTCGACAAGCCGAAAAGCGCCGTACCCGTGGACTGGAAGGAACTCGGATTCTTCTACTTCGCCCGGGACGAAGTAAAAAACAGCGACGGAACGCCGGTGCCGTGGCGGCCATCGATCCACATGCCCAAGGAGGCCGCGAGAATCTTCCTGCGGGTGGATGAAGTGCGAGCTGAGAGGCTGCATAAGTCATTTTTCCGTTATGGAGATATTGTCCTCACCATCGCCGCTGAGGGAATAGACGTCGGAGTTCAATGCCGGGAGTGTATCGATACATACGGTTGTCCGTGCTGCATTGATTCGGAATCCGAATGCGGTGTCCTTGACGATATTCGGGATGACTTCGCAAGGCTGTGGGACAGCACTATCAAGCCCGCCGCTCTGCCCCGTTTCGGATGGGCCTCCAACCCCTGGGTATGGGTAATCAAATTCACAAGGACCGAGAGGCCGGAGGGGTGGGCAAGATGATTCACTGCGACACTTGCCCATACTGCAAGGACAGCTATCCGGGAGAGCTTGACGTCTTCGGGAATTATTTCCACATCTGCGGCCTGACCGGAAACATGGTATACACGGAGCCGCGAAAAGAAAAGCGCTATTCCGGGACCGGATGGATTCGTTACGGGGTAAGCACCTGTGGACTGTTTGAGACGACGGATGAAGTTACGGCACGCATGACCGAAGCAGAAAAACAAAGATACCACGAAAGAACAGTGCGGAAGGGGACAACGCCATGATGCTGATGACACGGGACGAAATGGCCGAGGAATGGGGCATTCACCCAAGCCTGATTTCCCAGGTCACCAAGGATATCAGCCCCGTTGAATACCTTGGATACGGAAAGCGCCGCAAGGGCCTGTACCGTCCGCAGGAGGTGGCCGAGGTATTCGCAGAGGACTTCTTGGAAAAGCGCCGCCGGGCGCAGGAGAGTGTAATCAATTACGGGGACAGGCTTCGCAGGCTGGCCCCCTACCTGAAAAAAACGGAGGGATGACAAATGCCGGAAAGTGCGGCAGAGATGCGGCCCTGCATCGTTGAGATACACGGCAGGAATCCGCGGAGGGCAGTATTCCACTGCTTCGGGCAGTTTGCAGAGGTCGTTGCGCCCAGCCTGCTGAAGAGCGGGCATGCCGGCGGCCAGATCGCCAACATCATGGCCGTGGTGGAATACCCGGACGGGCAGGTTGACGAAGTGGCCGCATACTGCGTCCGCTTCACGGACAGGGCGGAGGACGGCGCATGACGGGAACTCTTCAGAAACGGCGCTGCTCGGACTGCGGCTACGTCTTCGATGTCTATGTGCCTCCGGGCGCGAAAAGGGTCGCGGCCGCGCCGTGCGGTGAAATCGTCTGCCCGGCGTGCTGTCAGGCCTGTTATAAAGATGCGCTTCGGCGCGGCGAAAAATGCGAAAGGCGGGATGCGGATGCCGACGGAAAACAAAAAATTCACCATCTGTCCGCAGAGCGGCTACACCATTGATTTACAAAAGCTGATGGATGCCGCCAGGCTGCTGACAGAAATGGGCTACATGGTGCGCCGGGTGCGTGTACAACGCCAAGGCCAAAAGACCTTGCTCAACGCCCTGGAAATCCAGGAGCAAAACCCTTTGGAGGAACCAACCAAATAACCGGGAGGAATGAACATGTCGATTGATACGGCAAAAGCGAAATTGCAGAAGGAAGCCAAAGGCGATCTGCTGACCGAGGCTATCGCCGGGCACCTGGCTGAGATCATGGACGACGAACTGGCCGCCCTGGTGGACAGACCCGACTACACGGCGGGCGAAATGGGCCGTTTCGTGATCGGAAAGGCCAGGAAGCAGCTGAATAGCAGGAACGGCGGCCTGCCAGACGAGGTTGTCTATGGCTACGCCACGGATTACTACCACGCCAGCCGGGACGAAATCAAAAAGACCTTGGCCGGTGCGGGCACGGCCAAGGTGTCCACCACCCCCAAAACACCTAAAACCGAAACCAAGACCCCGAAAACCGTGGCCAAGAAGTCGGAAACCGTTACCAAATCCGCTGATCCTGTTATCAAGCCAACGAAAAAGGCAAAGTCCGTTGCCGAGGGCCAGCTTTCCCTTTTTGACCTGATGGGAGGTTTCGGCGATGCGTAAAGCTGATCTGCTGGCCCTGCCGGTGGCGGTTCCCGATCCGATGCCAGCGGACGGAAAGGCCGTCAACTTCGTTACCTGTTTCCGCATGCGGGAAGTATCGGGCGAAAAGGTGCTGGTCATGGACGCCTTCGACGCGACCTGCAAAACCCTCATGCGCCGTTCGTTTTTCTGGGTCGGGGATTTTACCACCCATAGCTATGACCCCGCTCAGAAAGCCTGGAAATGGCGCACAGCCATGATTCCGGCGATCCTGAACGTGCTGTGGTGGACGGATCGCAACGGCAAGCCTATCCCGGACGCCAAATCGGCAGAGGCGGTGCGGGCTTTCCTGCCGGATGCGGACTTTGACGACGATCACCTGTACAATGCCATCCTCCGGTACCAGGAGCAGATCAACGCCGATAAGCTCTACGCCCGCCACCAGCGGGCATTGGCGCCCACCCGGCAGAAGATGGCCGCCGTGCCGGCGCTGCCGGAGGGCGTGGAAGAATGGATCGACGCAGACCTGCTGTTCAAGAGCCGCTATCTGCTGTACCAGTACACGGGAAAGAAGAAACAGACCGCCCATTGCTCCCGCTGCGGCGCTTTCGTTGAGACGGAAGGGCTTCGGCACCAGCAATTCACGACCTGTCCGGCCTGCGGCACCCATGCTCAGGCATTGGCTGAGGGCCGCGTTTCCAAGTATGGCTTCACCGACAATATCAGCTTTTGCGTGATCCAGCGGTACAGCGACAAAGAGATCATCGCCCGTCATTTCAACGTTGCGCGGGAGTATAAGCATGACACCCTGCTGCACCGCCTGACCTGCAAAGATCGATGGCAGGAGAGAGTGCGCTCCATTTGGAGCCGCAACGGGAAAAAGGTTATGAGCGATGATTACCAGATGGGCCATTATAAGGGCAATGTGCGTAACGGCTGGGACTGGATGCCATACACCGACGCGCCGCACCCGCCGCACAGGATATACCAACACGGCCTGGCCGACGAGCTGCGGGGTACCTGGGCACAATATAGCGGCCTGGACGCCTTCGCACGTGGACGGTATATGGTGAAGATTGACGGATACTTCGATTACTGGGCCAATCATCCGGAAATGGAATACATCGCCAAGGGCGGCCTGTACCGGCTGGCCGCGGAGATCTCCGAGCAGCAGCGGTATCATTACGACAAACCGAAGGTTCACGCGGAGACCCTGAAACGCCATGCCCGGGAGCTGCGGACGATGAACGGCGGATACCACGCTCTGCTGGCTTTCGAGCACCTGGACAAGTGCCGCCTGCGCTATGATGCCGGAGAGGTTATTCGCTTCACGGATGACAACGCAGATTACAGGACCCTCGGCACCCTGATGCAATACGCCAACCTGAAACACATCAACGACTACCTGGGAAAATATAAATGCCGGGATATGCGGGAGCTGGCGGACTACTGGGATATGCAAAAGAAGTTGGGCGCCAACATGACCGAAAAGCGGGTGCTGTTCCCGGACAACCTGCGGAAAGCCCACGACGAGGCGGTGAGGGCCTACAACAAGCGCAAGGACGAAATGATGCTCAAAGGGTTCGCCATCGCAGCCCGGGAAGCTGCCAAACGCTTCGCCTTCGCCGCCGGCGGGCTGATGATCGTGGCGCCGGAAAGCAGCGGCGACCTGGAAATAGAGGGCAAGGCCCTGAGCCATTGCGTGCGTACCTACGCGGAGCGCATGGCCAACGGGGAAACTTCCATCGTTTTCGTCAGAAAAGCAGACGATCCAGAGACGCCTTTCTACACCATGGAAATCCGGGACAACCGCGTGGTGCAGCTGCGGGGCAAATACAACTGTGCCCCAACGCCTGACGTAGCGAAGTTTGAAAAAGAATTTTGCGCGGCGTGCCATATCGCGCCCCGTGCCGTATGATAGGAGGCACAACATGAAGATCAAACTTGACCCTGGGGCCATCTGCCCCATACGCGCCCATGAGATGGACGCGGGCCTCGACCTCTACTCCCGGGAAGACGTGGTCATCCCTGGGTGGGGAAGCCATGTCTTTTCAACCGGCGTACATGTGCAGCTCCCGCCGCAAACCAAGGGGAATCTCGAATGCAAAAGCGGGCTGTATACCAAACACAACATCGTTTGCTTCGGAACGATTGATCAGGGTTATACGGGAGAGATTTTCGCCAACCTGATCAACCTTCACCCGGAGCCCTACCACTTCGGCATCAGGGACAAGATCACGCAGCTTGTAGTCAGTCCCGTATGCTACGAACCTACGGAAATCGTACCGGAAATCGAAGGCGGACCGCGTGGCGACAACGGGCTTGGAAGTACAGGGAGGTAAAGAAAATGACGGCAAGAGAATTGGCCCAGAAATTGGACGGGCGGCAGTATCTTCAAGAAATGACCCTCGAAGAAAAGAACGAAGCCAAGGCCGCCGGCCTGGTGGTGGTGTATGGTGCGTCGGACGACCTGATCGAGCTTGAAGGAGCTATCTATGACGAGGTTGGCGCATGGGGCGGCGCTACCGTCTATCTGACAAAAAACAGGCTATTCCGCAAGCCTGACGACCTGTGCGACGAAGTGGACTGCCCGTACATCAAGGCGGCGATGGAGGCCTGCAGAACGATAAGGGGCACATTTGGCGGCTGCTGGTCTTTTGAGACGGAAATCCCCTGCGAGCGCTTTTCCATCTATGAAGACGAGCGGGTATTCAGCCAAGGCCTTGTCTTCTCCGTCAACGATCTGTAAGGGGGAACGTTTATGGATTTCACCTGCGCAACATCGGCCATCGCCCAGGCAATTGACACCGTATCTCACGCCCTATCCTCCCGCCCTGTCATGCAGGATTACGCAAACATCCTCATGGCGGCGGTGGAAGATAAATTGACCATATTCGCTACGGACGGCACCGTCTACATGTCGGCGGAAATCCCCGCCACCGTGGAGCAGTCCGGCATCGCCGCCCTGGACGGAAAGCTGCTGTCTGAGGCCGTGCGAAAGCAGCCCGGATTCGAGCTTTCGTTAGCAGCGGACGGTTCCGGCGCTGCAATCAGATCAGGACGATCAAAAATGCGGATGGCGGCCAGAAATGCCTCCACCTTTCTCGACCCTCCCAAGCTGAAAGCCGATGCCATGGATGTGACGCTGCCCGCCGGCAGCCTGCAACGCTGCATCGACTTTGTGCAGTATGCCGTGAGCACCGATCAGACCCGCAAGGTGCTGACCGGCATTCTGCTGGAAGTAGCGCCGGGCAAGCTGCGCACAGTGGCCCTGGACGGCTTTCGCATGGCGATCATGGACGCGGACTGCCAGTACGACGGACCAGAGGTCAAGGCAATTATTCCTCGTGAGAGCGCCACGGCATTGGCGAAGCTCCTGCGAAGCGCCGGCAGCGACGAGATCACCCTGCGGACGGACGGGATGTATCTCAAGGCAAGGATCGAGAACTGCGAGTTCTACACCCTTCTGGTGGCCGGTGAGTATATTCCTTACAATTCCGTTGTGCCGAAGGAAGAAAAGACCCTGGCGCTGGTAAAGGCCAAGGATCTGAAAGGCAGCATCGAGCGCGCCCAGATCATGGCCCGTGACGGAAAAAGCAACCTGATCCGCCTTTCCTTCCGTCAGGACGTTCTGACGGTGACGGCCAACGCACCGGGCGGTGACTTTGCGGAAGAAGTGGACTGCGAATTGCAGGGCGATCCCCTGGATATCGCCTTCAACTGCGTCTATGTGCTGGACGCCCTCAAGAATGAGGATGCGGGCGCGCTGGAAATCAGCATGATCAACGGCGTCCGGCCAGCAGTGATCCGCAACCCGGAGGACAAGAGCCATCTGCAGCTCACCCTTCCTGTCCGCGATCTTGGAGGAGGGAATGCATGAACATTGACGAAGTACGGAAAGCCATGCAGGAAGCCTTGAACCGAATATATAACGATGTGGAGAACGCCATGCGCTATATGGAAACCGACCAAGGTTTTCTGTACGCAATGGAGCGGGTTCCTTACGGTCATCTGTGGATCGCGATATCCGATATCGTCGGCGTGAGTGATGCCAGAAAGCTGTATATACTTGTGCAAGAAAATTATCTCGATAATGATTACGCATGGCTGGTTCCAGGCATCTATGATATGCTGAGAGCCGGTACGCCCGGGGCCGTGGTGCTGGAAGCCGCCGAGCGGCAACTGCTGAAAGACCTGTACCTCACATATTCCGTTCAGAAAATAAACCAAGACATCCAGACGGCGTTTGTTTCATTAATGCAGCACATTGAAGATTTCCTGGCGCAGATGGATGAAGCCATAGATATTGCGCGGGGAAAGTACGACAAGCGCCAAACATACATTCATGAATGGCCCAGAGCGCCCCGCAGCACCGTTGCGCACAGTCTCTCCCACGCGCAGCGCCGATACTGGGTACATTATAAGGCCAGAGACAAACTGCCCTGCCCGGGCCGCAAACCGTCAGCAAAAGCGGCGCGGACGCGCAAAGATTCAGAAAATGGAGGGCAAAGACATGCCGAAAAGCAAAAAGCCGGTGCCGGCGGCCATCGTGGCTGTCATTGAGGAAACGGTCAGGCGCACCATCACGCAGATGATGGCCGAGCGCGATGCTGCGCCCAGGGACTGCTATAAGCAGACAATCAAGCGCATCAAGTCGCTGCCCGTTCTGCAGGAGCGCGTGGCGGAGAATAAAGCCAGGCTCGGCAAGGATGGCAACCTCATGCCGGAAAAGAGCAAGAGCATCGTCCGCTTTACCGCTTCAGGAGTCCGTGTCGATCCCGAGGAAATGCTCGAAGCGGTAATTCAGACCCTTGAGGCCCATATCGCTGCCGACGAGGAGGAAATTTCTATCGTTACGAAGGCGCTGGAATCGGTGAAAAACGACTACTATTACCAGACCGTCATCGGCACCTACATCGACCAAAAAACTGACGAGCAGCTGGCCGAAGAAATGCACTGCGAGGAAAGTACGATCCGTAGGAACCGCAAGCGTCTGACCAGCATCATTTCAGTTCGGCTGTACGGCGTTTTCGCCATCTAACCATTTGCCCATTTCGGTTGCACAAATGATGCACTTTTCAGGTGCACAAAAATATGGTACGATGTGCATGGGTTATTCTGCAATCACCACTGAAAACCCTTAAACGAGGGCCTTGGCAAAGCCCTGGGGGAGTTCTCCCGGCTTCCTTTCTGGCCAAGAGGGCGTTCGCATCACGCCCTCTTTTTTTGTACCTATTTTTGCGGAAAGGGGGAGGCCAAATGCCCAGGAAAAAGAAACAGACGCATACCTGCGAACTTTGCTGGGCGGCCACGCCCGTCACTTCCACGAAAATCTTCTGCATGTTCCCATCTTGCCCTTATGCAAAGGAGGCTGATCCTTTTGGTCAGAAACGAGCAGCCAAAATCCATAAACGGCTGGAAAATCCTGATCGAGGACGAGATCGCGGGCCATAAGTTCATCCGGGCCCTGGTGCCAGTGCAGCACCTTTGGGAGCATAGGTCGGACTATAACCCCAGAAAGCCCGTCACTCGCGGTGACAAGCTGTATTCCGATCTGACGGGCAGCCTGACCGACTATGGTCTGGTGGAAGATCCCGTCTATAACCTGACTACCCATAACCTGGTGGGCGGCGAACAGCGCGTGCGCGTGATCTTTGACAGCGATCACGACGCTCTGGTGCCCACGATCCTGATGGAATGCGACGCCGAACAGGAAGTGCGCTTCTGCATTGCTCTGAACCGTATTCACAATGAATTTGACGATACGAAACTGGCCGACGTTTTTCGGATGTTGAAAGCCGATCAGGATTTCGCCGCGCTGAAAACCACGGGTTTCGATAGGGATGACGCCGGCGCGATCATGCGCCGTTTCCTGGAAGACCCGCCTGCGCCGAAGACGCCCGCCCGGAACGTGATCTGTCCGCATTGTGGGCACACCGGCCCGCCAAAGGAATTCGAGACAGCCGACACCGAGCCGCGCCCGGGAATGGAACAGGAGGCGAAAGCATGATCCGATTCTCTGAATGTATCATCCTCCCCATTGAGCATATACACCCGGCGCCGTACAATCCCCGCGTCACGCTGACACACGATGACGTGCTGGTGAAGCGCCTGCGGGATTCGATCAAGGATGGTGGCGCTCTGGCTGCCATCGTTTGGAACAGGCGCACAGGGAACGCCGTCGGCGGCAATATCCGTCTGATGGCTTATCAGCTGTTGGGCGTGACCCGCGTCCCCGCCAATGTGGTCGATCTGCCGATTGAGGATGAAATGACGCTGAACATCGCCTTGAACCGTATCGCCGGAGAGTTCGACGCCGTGAAATATCAGGCGGCATTGAAGCGGATGGCGGACGCCGGAATGGACAGCATCAAAGCAGGCGTCACCCAGGCTGAGATCGCCGCCCTGACGGGCAGCTTTGATTTTTCCTCCGTCCCAGCGCTTTCCGAATTGACCTATGACCCGCCCGTCCACGCCATGTATAAATGCCCGTGCTGCGGCTTCACCGACGAGCGAAAACGATTCAAAAAAATTCCTGCCCAATAATGAGCAGGATTTTTTCAGCAAGGGTTCAGCGAAGCTGCGCGCGCAACGCATCCTGCAAAACCTGGGAGAAATTGATCCCTTTTTCAATCGCTGCGGCGTTCATCCATGCGGGGAGCGTCACCGTGCGGTTTACGGATTTATTGGTCTGTGCAAGACGGACGGAAGGCATATACACATCCACCAGCACGGCACGCTCATTTGCTTCCAGACGAATATCGCGCAGCTCCGAAGGCGCGGGAATGACTTCGCCGTCCTGCTCCAGACCATACAGAACAATGCCAAGCAATTCACGCGCGGAGAGCAGGGCTTCGTCATCGGTCGCGCCGCTGGTAGCACAATCCAGGTCGGGAAATACAACGGCGATTTCCTGGCCGGCTTCATAGGTGAATACTGCGGGATAAAAGTAACGATCGGGCTTTTTCATTTTGTCCTCCTCCTTTATTGGGAGAGAAGCGGGGGGCTACCTGAACCGTAGCCCCGATTGCCTCTCTATGCTGTCCAGCGTCCTTCTGGGAATGTCCTTGACGGGGTCTTTCACCGTTGTTCGCCCCGGCTTGGTTGGATGTTTGAACTGGTGGTGGCTTCCTACCGTGTTGACCTCGTACCAGCCATCCGCTTTGAGTGCTGCAATCACTTCGCGGGATGAGTAGCTTCGCATCTCAGTCTGACCTCCTTACGATGATATTATAACAAATATAATTATATTTGTCAATAGGGAAAAACAAGTATTTTTATATTTGTTTGTCAAAAAGAGGGTTCTATGAAGATATTTCTTTCAGGCATGGAAAGCACCTACGACAAGGTGTGGCCGGAGGGCCGGGACATGCTATGGACGCTGCTCTCATATTTCTCCATTCGGAAGAATGAGAAAAACTGTCAAGAGCTGATCCGGCGCTCGCAGGAGATCATGATCGACTCCGGGGCGCACAGCTTTCAGAAGGGTGTCGTCGTTCCCTGGGATGATTACACCCGGGAATACGCGGACTGGATACGGCGGAATGATCAGCCGAAGATCCACGGTTACTTTGAAATGGACGTCGATAACGTGATCGGATACGACAAAGTGCTGGAATTGCGGGAAATCCTGCTGGCGGCCACGGATAAGATCATCCCGGTATGGCACAAGAACAGAGGCATTGCGGAGTTCAAGAAGATGTGCGCCGAATACAGCGGCAGGATCATCGCCATCACCGGCTTTCGGAATGAGGATATCCGGGACGAGCAGTACGGCATGTTCTGGCGCTATGCCCACGAGGCGGGCTGCCGTGTGCATTGCCTGGGCATGACCCGCCGCACTGTGCTGGACAAAGTGCCCTTTGAGTTCGCTGACAGCAGCTCATGGCTGCAGATGGCGGCATACGGGACCGCCCCGCTGTACCTCAAGGAGACGGAGCCCGCCATCAAGGCCCGCTTCCCGCGCGGCACCAGCACCTACGCCCTGGAGCGCAAGAGCTTCGAGGAATACCGCCTCATGCAGCTGCACTACCACGCCAAATGGCAATCTGTCAACAACGACTGAAAGGATGTTAATACCATGAATGAAATTCTTTTCTTCGCCACCATCCTGACGACCTTCGGCTTGGTGGTCGGCGCTCACTATTTTTTCGGCAAAAATGGCCTGTATGCCTGGATCGCCTTCGCGGTGGTCTTCGCCAATATCCTGGTGACCAAATGCATCCGTCTGTTCGGCATGGAAGCCACCCTCGGCAACGTGCTATTCGGCACAGCTTTTCTTTGTACCGACATTCTGAACGAGCTGTACGGATACAAGGCCAGCCGCAAGGGCGTATTCATCGGCCTGTATTCCATCCTCTCGTTCCTGGCGCTTTCCCAGCTGGCCCTTCGCTTCATTCCCAGCGCCCTGGATATGGTGGACGGCAGTATGCAGGTGCTCTTCGCCCTGTCCCCCAGGACGTGCCTCGCCAGCGTCTCTATGTTCCTCTGTTCTAACCTTATGGACGTGTGGCTTTTCCAGCGTCTCAAACAGGCGACGGATGGACGAATGCTGTGGCTGAGAAATAACGCCGCCACATGCATTTCCCAGGTAACGGAGAATTTCTTCTTCTTCCTGATCGCTTTCGGCGGAATATTTGCCTTCACCGACATTCTGACGCTCACCCTCTGCTGCTCCGTCATTGAGATCATCGTCGCCATCTGCGATACGCCGTTTCTGTACCTCGCCCGCCGGTTGGGCCGCGTCTGTGACCGCAAGAAGGAATAATATTTTCCAAATACAACATGAACAGGAAGTGAGGCGATGAAAAGCGGCAGCGACGTGAACCCGCGGGAACGGGCAAAACTGATGTATTTGCGCAGCGGCTGCAAAAAGTCGCTTCAAATTATCTCCGAGGAAATCGGGGTGCCGCTGAACACCGTCAAAAGCTGGAAGCGGCGGGACAAATGGGACGACGATCCAAAGGCCATCCCAAAGGGTGCACCCGCAACCGCGCCTGCAACTGCACCCGAAACCGAGGTTGCACCAGAAAATGCACCCGCGCCAAAGCGAAAAAGGGGCGGCCAGAAGGGAAACAAAAACGCCGTCCATAATCGGGGCGGCGCCCCCATTGGAAACAGGAACGCAGTCACGACGGGCGAGTATGCCCGCCTTCTTTTTTCCGATCTTACGGATGACGAAAGGGCGCTGATCGCGTCGGTGCCGGAGTGCACCGTCGATCTGATGCGCCGGGACCTGGCCCTGCTGTGCGTGCGTGAAAAAAGGATGCTGGAAAGAATCCGCCGGCTGCGCGAAACAGCGGAAAAAGATATGATGTATAACGAGATCACCCGGCATCACACCGTACACATCAAAGCGGGGAACACGGAAACAACGGATTCCACCAACACATCGATCACACCTGTGATCGACCGGATTGGCGACATCGAAGAAGCGCTGACCCGTGTGCGTCGGGAAAAGCAGCGGCTGATCAACGCCATCAACGAGCAAGAGCAAAAGAACGGTGACAGGGATGGCAGCTGGAGCGGCCAGGAGTTCATAGGCTATGACCGCCTTTTCTCCACGCCCGCGCACACTCGCACGCTGGACGAAGTGGATGGTGACGACCTATGATCGATTACTCCCCGCTGAACGGAAAGCAGCTCTCCTATATTCACGCCTCCCGCGCCTCTTGGCTCTCTGTGGCTGAGGGCGGCAAGCGCGCGGGAAAAAACATCATCAACCTGCTGGCCTGGGCCGCCTGCCTGGAAACGCACCCGGACAAATTGCACCTTGCGGCTGGCGTCAGTCTTGCAAGTGCAAAAATGAACATTTTGGACAGCAACGGATTCGGGCTGCGATTTATGTTCGAAGGGCGCTGCCGCACCGGAAAGTACATGGAAAAGGAGGCGCTGTTCATCCGCACCGGCAGCGGCGAAAAGGTCGTCATTTTCGCTGGCGGCGGAAAGATCAGCGACGCCCCCTTAATTAAGGGCAACAGCTACGGCAGCGCGTACATCACCGAGGCGAACGAGTGCCACCGCACCTTTGTCCAGGAGGTATTGGACAGAACGCTGGCCAGCAGGAACCGCAAGGTGTTCATGGATTTGAACCCGAAACCGCCGCGGCATTGGTTCTATACGGATTTCCTGGACTATCAGGACGCACAAAGAAAGGCCGGACAGAATCCCGGCTATAATTATGCGCACTTCACCATCGCGGACAATATGAGCATCAGCGATTCCCAGCTCCGTGCACTGCTTCGCACCTACGACAAACAATCGGTCTGGTACAAAGCGGATATCCTGGGGCAGCGCACGGCGGCCAGCGGGCGCATATATACCGGCTGGACAGACGCCTGCATAATCACCCAGGAGCAGATCACGAAGACCCATTACCACGAGCTTTCAATCGGGATTGACGTGGGCGGAACGGACGCCACCGCAGCGACGCTGTGCGGATTCACCGCAGGATACAAAGAAGTCCACCTAATTGATGGACTGTACCACAAGCAAGGCCTCAGCGACAAAATGAGCGAGGACAAATACGTGAAACTGATCGCAGAATGGATAGACGCGTGGGCGAAAGCTTTCCCTGCCATAGGCGATATTTACGTAGACAGCGCAGCAAAGCTTTTCCGGGCTGGCCTTCGGGATGAACTGAACAGGAGGCATATACAGCGTTTCTCGGTCAAGCGCTTCGACAAGAAGGATGGAATCAATAACCGCATCAGCATGAACGCCATGCTGATTAACACAGGCCGCTTCCGGGTTGCAGAACACATGCGGCAGTGGCGGCAGGCATACCAGGATGCAACGTGGAACCCGGCAGCCTTTGAAAAGGGTGAGTGGGAACGGATGGACGACGGCAGCTATCCCATTGACTGTCTGGACAGCGCGGAGTACGGCTTCTACCCGTACAAACGATTTATCGAGATCAAGTGAGGGAGGAATTATGGCGGCAGACGATATGATGACCTTATACACACCGGAAGAAGCCTGGGACACGCTGAAATACAGGCGCAAAGCATATTTCGACCAGTATGCGGCAGCTTTCAGCGGCGACCACAGGGATTTGGCCCGGACGGCCTTTCCCGGCACCTTTTGGAAGCGGGGCGGCAAGGTGAAGCTGCATGTCCCAGTTGCGGCGGACATTGCCGGAACCTCGGCCAATCTTCTGTTTGGTGAGGAACCGCGTTTCACCATCTACGACGAATCGCTTGGTGACACCGAGGAAGGGAGTCAGCAGCGCCTGGAAGCGATCATCACGGAAAACGGCCTGAATCAGAAGCTGCACGAGGCCGCTGAGAACGGCGCAGCCGTTGGCGACGTGTTCCTGAAATGCCGGTACGACAAAGCCCGCAAGGATATGCCCTCCATTGCCGTCGTGCGCGGCCAGGACGCCTTGCCGGAGTACATGTTCGATGATCTGCAATGCATTCATTTTTTTACCACCCTGCGTATTGAACCGAAAACAGGGAAGGTGTGGCGAGTGTACGAGTGCTATCAGCAGGGCCTCATCGCGTCGATGGTGTACATAGGCGACGCGAGTAACCTCGGCATCGAAGACCGTCAGACTATGCAGGCCCTGAGCCTTGAGCCGGAGGTTAAAACGCCAGTGGACATGCTGCTGGCCGCGCACATTGTCAACCTGAAGCCTAGCCGCATATGGGCCACAGACGAAAAGGGCCGCAGCGATTTTGAGGGCTTGCGCGATATGATGGACAGCCTGGACGAAGTGTACACGAGCTGGATGCGGGACATTCGCCTGGCAAAAAGCCGCCTGATCGTGCCCGCCGAATTCTTGCGGCGCAGTCCGGCAGACATGTTCGGTGAAAACCGGTATACCTACGATTTCGACGAGGATGTGGAAACACTTACGGCGTTGGACATCGGCGGAGACGGCGTCGAGCAGAAGATCACGCCAAGCCAATTCAACATCCGATCCGCAGAGCATGCGGCCACGTTTGAAAGCACCCTGCGCACCATCATCAGCATGGCGGGATATAGCCCGCAGACCTTTGGTCTGGACATCCAGGGCAGCGCTCAGAGCGGCACAGCCAGGCGGATCATGGAGCGCAAGAGCCTTAGTACCAATGCCAAGAAGCAAAGCTACTGGAAAAAGCCTCTGGAAACTTTCCTAACAGCGGTGATGCATCTGGACAAGGCGCTGTATGGGAACAAGGCGTTGAGCGAGGATGACAGCGTGCGCGTTGAGCTGAAGGACCCGATCATCAACGATCCGGCGGAAATGGCTTCTGCGGTCAGTCTGATGCATAATGCGCAGGCGGCCAGCACGGAAGTGAAAGTCCGCACCTTGCACCCCGATTGGAGCAAAAAGCAGGTCGACGAGGAAGTGCAGAAAATCCAGATGGAAATGGGTATCCCGACCTTCACGCCTCGCACCGACTTGGGCGACGGGCATTAAGGAGGCGTAAACAGTGGCCGGAACTGGATTCATCATAGGCCTCGATGGCCACAACATGCGGCCGCTGACAGAGGCCCAGGCAATGGAGATCGCGGATGGCCTGCGCGTGATTTACGAGCGGGCCAGAGAAAACATGCTGGAAATCACCGCCAGGAGGGCAGCGGCGGGGATTGCCAAGCCCGGATGGGCAGAGCGGAAGGCAGCGGAAATCCTGGCCGCACACGCGGAAGTGGAACGGCATTACGCCTATGCCCAAGAGGAACGCAGGGGGATTTTGCAGGATGTGCCGGGCAGGGCCGCGCTGACAGGCAGTGAGAAGTTTTACCGGGACATGCAGGACGTGGTGGGCGGAGCTGTCCATATCCACCCCAACGCCGAAAAGGTCGCAGCCATCCTGGCAGATCTGAACAACAGCCTGGATGCAGCGGAGAGGCGCATCCTTCGGCAATTCGACGACGCTTACTCCCATATTATTGGCAGCGCTTCCGCGGAGCTTGCCACCGGAACCATTACCGGCCGGCAGGCTATTCAAAAAGCACTGACGCAGTTTGCGGACGAAGGGATTGACGGTTTTATAGACCGTGCAGGGCGGCACTGGCAGATGGATACATATGCGCAGATGGCGACGCTGACGGCCATAAACCGCGCCTCCGTTTCAGGCTACACGGACACCATGCAGAGCTACGGATACGATCTGGCATTTATCGACGGCCACGCGGGAAGCTGTCCGGTCTGTCAGGCCTGGGAGGGCGTGATCGTCAGCGTATCCGGCAACAACACGGATTATCCCTCCCTCAGCGACGCGGAGGATGACGGCGTATTCCATCCCAACTGCATCCACCTGATCGCCACCTATTATGAGGGCATTTCCCACGCTCCAGAGGGAGGTTTTCGCAGCAGCCCACGGGACATTGAGCCGCCAAATGAGGAGTACACAGCCCGCAGCAGGCAGCGCTACATGGAGCGCCAGATCAGGAAGTACAAAGATCGCATGCGTGTATCCGTCACACAGCAGGCGGAGCGGCAAGCGTACAGCATGGTCAAAGGCTGGCAAGCGAAGCTCCGGGAACACCTGGCAGAGAATGCCAGTCTGCCCCTGCTGCGCGATTACGGCAGGGAGGGCGGAAGCGTGAAACTACTTCTGCAATAAGGAGAGTTTATGACGAAGATCATCAATATTCTTTCGACGGAATACACCATCAATTACAGAAGCATCGACACAGACCCCATCTTCAAGAAAACGCCTCAGATGGTTGTGTACTGTTGTGCGGTCACAAAGCGGATCGTGATCTGCGACCTGACGAAGCACCCAGATTATGCCGATGAAAGCGCGTTTTTTAAGACCGCTTCGGAGAAAGAGACGCTGAGGCACGAGATCGTCCACGCATTTTTGGACGAAAGCGGCCTGAGAGACAGTGCGCTGTCTTATGACGGCCCTTGGGCGAAGAATGAGGAAATGGTGGACTGGATTGCCCTGATCGGGCCGAAAATCTACAAAGCCTGGCAGGAAGCCGAGGCCATATAGGAGGAAAGCATGAAAAAGATCACAGCAGCCATTGATACCGCGGCGGGCGATATTGCCCTTAACACCCAGGCAGCCCCAGGAGCATATGCCGCGGCTGCAACCAACACCGAAGCCGCCCGTGACACGGTCACGGCAGACCGCGCTACAATCCAGAGCGCCGTGGAATTTTTCCACAGCATCAAAACGGCGGACGAGATGTTCCGCGCTTGCCAGGATAAATCTTTCCGGCAGCACGCCAAAAGCTGCATCAGGGCTCCGCGCGTGAAAGCGGCCTTTGAAAAGCTGGCAGAAATGATCGGGGCGGAGGCGTAAGGCGTCCAGTTTGCCGATTCTGCGCCCGTATACACATGCATATGGCTGGCCCTTGAATTTATCTAGGCAAAAAGCAAGGCCGCCCAGCGGGCATATTTCGCGCCCAAAACGCAATCCCGATAGAAACGCTGTGTATTTCCGCACTGCGTTTTTATATTGCCTGTCCGCGAGGTCGTCGCGGAACCCCAAAAGCCGGACGTACCGGTCAAAAAACGTATGGGAGGAAAATCGAAATGGATATTAATCTGCTCAAAGCGCACCTTGGCGACGATCTGTTCGCGCAGGTGCAGGAGAGGCTTGGCGATTTGGAGGGCTTCGCGGTAATCGCCACAAACGACGGAACATGGCTTCCCAAGGCCAGGCTGGACGATGAAATCGGAAAGCGGAACAGCCTGAAAGAAACCATCAAAACGCTGACAAAGCAGCTGCAGGAAGCGGAGGAGAAAGCCACCGCTTCTTCCGGGCTGACCACCCAGCTGGAACAGGCACAGCAGACGATTGCGGAGAGAGAGGCCACAATCGCCGCGCTGAAACGTTCCAGCAAGGTTCACGCGGCGCTTGTCAAGGCCCACGCGAAGAATCCCGACATCGTGGAAAAGCTGCTCGACGGGCAGAAGATCGGAGAGGACGACAAGGGTAACCTGACCGGAATCGACGATCAGATCAAAGCGCTCAAAGAGGAGAACGCCTATCTGTTCTCCGACGGCGAAGGAACGTCCGGCAAGGGCGGCTTCTTCGGCGGGAGTAAAGATCAGAAAGCGCAACCGAACACCAGCAACGATGAGGTCAACCAGGCGATTCGTTCCGCCTTTGGCCGCAGCTAAGAAAGGAGATTTACAATATGGCTCTTAAACTGATTGACCGCACGGGTGCCGAAGTACTGATTCCCGAGGAAAAATCCCGGGAGATTTTGCAGTCTGTGCCCGAAAGCAGCATCTGCATGCGCATGATGCGCCGCCTGCCCGACATGACCAGCAAGACCCGTGTCCTGCCCGTGCTGTCCGCCCTGCCTACTGCAGAGTGGATCAACAGCGACACCGGCATGAAGCCTACCACCGACATGGCCTGGTCGGATGTGAAGCTGCACGCTGAGGAAGTCGCCACCATCGTGGTCATCCCCGAGAACGTGCTGGATGATTCCGACTACGACATCTGGGCCAACGTGTTGCCCCGGATCAATGAGGCCATCGGCGCGGCCTTTGACAAGGCGGTGCTGTTCGGCACCCAAAAGCCCGCCAACTTCCCCGCCGGCATCGTGGTTGGAGCGACCTCCGCTGGCAATATCGTGACGCTGGATGCCAGCCAGAACCTGTACCAGCAATTGCTGGGCGAGGGCGGCCTGGCCGCGAAGATTGAGGAGGATGGCTACGTTCCCAACGGCTATGTCGGCGCAATCCAGATGCGCAGCAAGCTGCGCGGCTGTGTGGATGAGAACGGTCTGCCCATCTTTGGTCGTGCCACCTACCGCGACGGCCTCCACGGAAAGGCCACTTATGAGCTGGATGGCGCGGACATCTACTTCCCCAACAGCGACGTGATGGACGCGAGCCAGGCGCTGCTGATCGGCGGCGACTGGAACAAGGCTGTTTGGGCCATCCGCACCGATATTACCACCAAGCTGCTGACCGAATCCGTCATTAGCGACGCGGACGGCAAAGTGCTGATCAACCTGGCCCAGCAGGATGCTGTTGGCCTGCGTGTGGTGTTCCGCTGTGGCTGGGCCATGGCGAACCCGATCAATCGCGTCAACGGCACCGAGGCCACCCGTTATCCCTTCGCTGTGTTCGCGCCTGGCGCCTAAAAGCGGAGGAAATCCATGAAAGTAAGACTCACTAAGCCGCTTCGGCAAATCGGGCGAGTAATCCCCGCTGGCGTAATACTGTCAGACGCCCCAGAGGCACTGATGGAAAGGCTGGTTCGTCAGGGGGCGGCGGTGTGGGCCGATCACCCGGCAGGGGAGCAGGTTCCGCCTCCTTCCCCTGCTCCCCTGCCATTTTCAACCAGAAAAAACGGAGGAAAGAACAAGGCAGGTGAAGCCAGGTGATCGATAATCACACCTATAACGGGCCCCTTGGAAACGCCACTACAATGGAAGTGTACAAGGAAAAGATATATGCCTTCATTTTTCCAAACGTCCCCAGGACGGATGAGGAAAAAGAAGCTTTCGAGCAAGCCGTGAATATGCAGTACACGCATGACGCATCGGCGGCTATGCAATCGGCAGCCTCCGCGCTGCCAGAAGGCGTTACATCATACAGCGCAGGCGATTTCCACCTGACATGGGAAAAGGGATTCAATACCTCGGCGCTGACCCGTGCCACCATTTGCCCCGGAGCATACGGGCTTTTACTGCGGCATGGGCTTTTGTACAGGGGCGTGGAGGGGAGGCGGTAGCGTGAAGCAATCCATGATCGAATGGTGTCTCCGCCAGGAATGCATAATCAAGCCTTGGATACGTGTTGCCAACGGTGAGGATATCTATGGGCAGGAGGAAACCCGTAAATGCCGCGTCCAGAACGGCGCATACCTACGGCACACGTATCAGAACCCCAGCGGTGTGCTCGATCAAGTCGAAGCCCACGCCAAGATGTTCTGCGTAGGAGAGAAAATTCCCACCAGAAGCGTTGTCACCATCGATGGCGAGGAATACATCGTGATCAAATGTTATGTCGCCCACGGCTTGAACGGCCCCGACCATTTGGAGGTGTATTTGCAGTGAGCACGGCGAGAGTACGCGTGCGGCTCGACACCGCCAAATTCAGCGCAGCCATCAAGAAGGGCAGCCGCAGGGGTATGTATGCAGCAATGGATCACCTTGGCACCATTTCCAAAGAGCAGGTGCCTTTGCGGGATGGCCCACTGCGGGATTCTGGCAATGCCAGCGTATCGGCAGACGGGAAAACCGGTTGCTATTCATACGATACTACCTATGCCATTCCGCAGCATGAACACACCGAGTTTCAGCACCAACGCGGACGCAAGGCGAAGTACCTGGAAGATCCCGTAAACGACAAAGCTGTCCAGAATGAAATGCTGGAACTGCTCGCCAAAGAGTGCAGGAAGGAGTTTTGATCTATGAACCTGATAGAGCAAATCGCCCGGCAACTCGAGCTTTTCGGCTTCGGAACGGCAGCGGACAATGAAACGGATGGCAACATCCACTGGGGGCGAATGCCGGATAAGCCGGACAACTGCATTTGTGTATACAGCACAAACGCAGCTGTGCCGGGAGACAAAGACGGCGCTCGCATCCAGATCATGAACCGGGCGAAAAGCCCGCGGGAAGCATTCGAGACCAGCGCAAATATCGCGGCGGAGCTGGACGGTTGGAGAGGATTCCTCGGCGGCGACGGATCAGAGGCATTCATTACAATCACCAATTCCGCCCAGGGCCTTGGCCCGGATACGATGATGCGGGAAATTTACGTCTCGAATATTCGCGTCACTTATTGTTAAGGAATGGAGGTAAAAACATATGAGCAAAGGCCGCAAAAGCGGTTGCCCGACGAACGTCCGCGATTGGGTAATCGCTATTCAGGACAAGGCGCAGGCGGAAGAAACGTGGGTGCGGATTTATGGCATAACCCAAATCCGCCGGTCTGCTTCCAGCACCACGCAGGATGGCAGTGCTGCATCTGATCTGTGGGAGGAACCCTACATCACGAAGCGCAGCGCCACGTTTAATCTTGAAGGCAACCCCGTTGTGGATGGTTCCACCGGAAACCTCGACGAAGGCCAGGAAATGCTGAACGATTACGCGGAGCGCGATGGCTGCGACGGCGACTGCACCCTGAAATTTATTGACCCCTACGGGCACGCGATGGTGGCGGACTATATCGTTGAAAGCAACGAAACCAACGCCACAGACACGGAAAACACCGTGAGCTGGGGCATGCGGCAGGTAGGCGAAGCGGAGACGCTTCCTTACGTGCAGGTGTCTTCTATCGCGCTGAAAGACGGCACCAATGCCATCACCACGCTGTCTTTGGCGGAAGGCAGCACGCCGAAGGTCATCACGGTGGCTTTCACGCCTGACGACGCCAGCAATCAGCGCTTCCGGGTCAGCCTGTCCGGCAAGCGTTATGCTGAGATTTCCAACGTGACGGAAAACACCTTCTCCATCACGCCCATTTCCGTCGGCACGGCAACCATCATGGTCACGAGCATGAACGGCAGAAAAACCGCCAGCCTCACAGTGACCGTCACCGCGGAGTAAACCGCCAGGGGGGGGAACGCAAAAGCGTTTCCCCCCCTTTGTGCAAGCTGAGAGGAGAGTCAATGCATGGCGAATAAAGTAATCGATTTTGACCGTTTTCTGGCTGAGAAGAAGCAGACCTATATCACCGTAAAGGTGTATGGCAAAGAATACCAGATCAAAGATGAGGTTCCGGCCCTCGTTCCGATCCTGCTTGCCCGCGCAGGCGAGAGCGCGAACAAGAGCCTGATCGGGGACGCGATCATGCGTGCAGGCGACATCATGTTCGGGAAAGACGCCATCACCGAGCTGTGCAACAAAGGCATGTCTGCTCAGGAAATGGGTGCGCTCATTCGCACCGTCTTTTCCCGGGTATCCGGCCAGGACATTGACGGCGACGATATGGAAGATGAACAGAACGTAGACGACGCTTCCGGCAAAGTGGTGAGAAAGAAAAATAGCCCAAAAAAGTAAGCTTGCTCCACCTGTGGGACGCTGTAGAGGCGGACTTCCGACGGGACTACGGTATTAACCTGGTGGAGCAGATCGACACCATAAGCTGGCGACTGTTTACCGTTCTTTTTAAAAATCTGTCCCCATATGGAGCAACGGCATTCCGGGCGGACGAGCTTCGAAAAAACAACGAAACAGGAAATTCCGAGGATTCCGGCGACGCGGCCGGCGCCGCGGATTTTTTTTCGCGCGCACTTTCAACATCTAAGGGGGCGGAAAAAGAATGGCTTTAGACGTAGGCGAACTTTATGCACTTTTTACCCTTGATTCCACCTCTGCCGAGAGCACCCTCAGCGGCGTAGGTACCTCGCTGACCGGCATTGGAAACCAGATCGTTCAGATCGGGACACTGTGGCAACATGCTTTTACGCGCCCGATCATCAACGGCATGAAGGATGTTGTCAATACCGGCATGGAGTTTGACGAGACAATGGCAGCCGTTCGGGCCAAATCCGGCATTGATATCAACACAACGGAGGGCCAGGAAGCGTTTCAGGCGCTCCGGGAAGAAGTGCTGAGCGTCGCCCAGGCGTCCGTATATACCACGGCAGAAATGTCCGGAGCCTATGACAAGATGGCAATGGCAGGCTGGGAGTGGCAAAGCATGGTCGGCGGGCTGGAACCTATCGCAGACCTGGCTGCCGCGTCAGGAGAAGGGCTTGTCCGCGTTTCCGACATCGTAACGGACGCCATGACCGCGTTTGGCTATACTTGGGAAAGCGCATTGAATCAGACGGAAGGAGACACAGAGGACGCCATTGGCGTTTTCCAGGGAATGGTTGAACACTTTTCGGATGTACTTGCCGTAGCGGCCACCAGATCCAATACTGACGTCGGCATGATGGGAGAGTCTTTCAAGTACGCAGCCTCGATGGCTGGTTCTATGGGCTATTCTATTGACGACGTCGCAGTGGCGTTTGGGCTGATGGCTAACCGAGGTATCAAAGCCAGCCAGGCCGGTACATCGCTCAGGAGGGTGCTCAGCAACCTGATCAACCCACGCGGAGATGACACGGTGGCAGCCATCGAAGCGCTTGGCCTTTCGCTGGATGACGGAGAGGGAGAGATGCTGTCTTTCATGGGCGTCATGCAGCAGCTCCGTGAGAGTTTCAGCAATGTCGGCATTGGCTTCAATGAATTGCCGGAAATGGACAAGGCGCTCGATCATTTCAACAAAAGCACGAAAGTGCAGGAGTACTATGATGCGATCATCGAGGCCACCGAAACGGCGAAGAATGACTACCAGGATTATTTGGATTCGCTGACTGAAGGGGAACTTCCGACCAAGGAGCTGAATGATTTTCAGGAGGCAGCTGAGCAGGCCTTAGACCCAACCCTCGTATCCGCGTACGAACAGGAAGTAACAATTCTTGCGCAGAGCATCGCGGAGCTGTCCTCGGTTAACACGCCAGAGGCTCTCAACATCATGCAATATGCCTCGCAGATCGCAGGGGCGCGAGGCCTGCCTGCGTTGCTCGCGATTATCGCTTCTTCGGAGGAGGAATTCAACGGCCTGACAGAGGCGATCTACAACGCGGAAGGCGCAACGCACCAGATGAAAGAAACGGCCTTGGATTCCGCCAAGGGCGATCTGGACCTGCTGATTTCCAACATAGATACCCTCAAGCAGAGCATTTACAGCCTAATCAGCGAGGATCTTCGCGGCCTGCTGCAATCCACCACAGAGGTGATTCAAAATTTCATCAGCATGGACGACGAGACCAAAACGACCATTATGCAGATGATCGGCATGGCTGCAGCCATCGGTCCGGCGCTTATAGGCATTGGCTCCTTGCTTAAACTGCTTCCAGCCCTCGGGAGCGCTTTCAGTTTCCTCGCCAGCCCCATCGGTATCGTAGTTGCCGCGCTCGGCGCTTTCGCGCTGAATACAATGGACAGTGAGGGAAAGATCAGTGGAGCCATTGACCGGATGAAAAAAAGCCTCGGAAACGTAGGCGATGCCATCGGGATTGAAATGCCTGACCTCGGCTTCGATTTCGGGGAGATCAGCCTGGAAGATCTTATCGGGAGCTTCCTTGACAGTTTTACGGACTTCGCCAACAGCGAATCCGTGATCAACTTTATGAACCGCCTCGGTAATGGACTGCAGGGGGCCATCGGGAAGATGGAGGACATCAATTTCTCCGCGCTCCTGGATAAAATCCTAGGCTGGACATCCGACATGTCAAGCAGCACTGCATACGAAACATTCATGTCGAACCTTGGCAACAGCCTGCGGGCAGCCGGACATGCAATCGGGGATATTACAGGGGAAATTCTGAAATACATCACTTCTGTCCAAGGGCTGCAAAAAATTCTCAATGCGGGCCTGGCCTTGGGAAAAGTATTCATCGAGGGGATCTGGGAAGGTGTTTGGAGCTTCGGAGAAGGAATCACCACAGGCCTTTTGGAAGCGCTCGGATTGAAGGATGGCGTTGACTTCCTGAGCCCCAGCAAAAAGAAGGAACTGGAAGCAGCAAGAGATGAGCTCATTTCTCTGGCTATCCCGGATACGACATCCAAAGACGCAACCGCCCAGGGCATCAATGCCGGTCTCGCATACCTCGGCGGCTTCTTCGATGGCCTGTCCGATGCAGACATATCGGAGCTGTACGGAGGCGTCAACCGCATCACAGCAGAAGCCTGGGCTTCTTCAATGTCTGATGCCATGGAGAAGGCAGCGGCAAGTGAAAACCCGCTCCAAACCTTCTTCGAGACAATGAGCAGAACCGTCAACACTGCCGGCGGGCTTCCCATAAGGGACCTTTTCCCGCAGTACGGTGAGGATATAAACAAATTCTATAGCCAGTTGTATGCAGCACTCCAGGAAATCAAAAACGGGGAATGGTACAATGCTTCGGCCATTACGGAAGCGCTGACCGGCGGCGAGCATTTTGTCCGGGTCGATCCCACACAGCAACTCCGCACAATGGAAGAATCGATTGCGCTTGCGTATCAGGCAATCGAGCAAGAAGGGAAAGCCCTCGGACAATCTGCCGCTTCCATTGAAAAGGAGAAGGAGAACGCGAAAGAAGCCATTGAGGCCTATTTTGCACAGCTTACAGAGGCCACAGCCTTAGGCGCGGAAACAGCCGAAAGCACAACGGAAGGCGTTTCCCAAAGCGTTGCGGAAACCTATAACGCTCTGATAAAACCGATGCTTGATTCTTCCGAGGAAGCCGCGAAACAATCCGCTGAAACAGTTGCGGCCATTGAGGGGACATTTGCGGATGGAACAGATCGGGTGACAGAGGCGGCGCACACTCTGGAAGACGCAGCCGTTCAGGAATTTCTTGTAAACATGAGCGCGGAGAACGGAACGCTGATTGCAATGTCTTTCATCGAAGGCCTCGAAGCAGCGCTCGCTGATCCCGACGACCTTCTTTCCACGGCCGCAACAACAGCAGCTGATTCCGTCATCACAACCTTCCAGACCATCCTAAGCGCAGAAGCAGGAACCTCCATCGGCAGTACGTTCGGAGACGCTGTTGCGAGTGCAGTCGCAGATGCTGCAGACAATGTCGCCCAGCAGGTAGCGAACATGACGGCCAGCCTCAAATCAGCGCAGGATATGGTCAGCAGCGCATCCAGACAGATGTCCGCACCTTCGTATTATCGCGGGACGCCCGGAATGCCTTCTTCTGGCCCGTCCGCAACAGCCGCAGCTGGGAACTCAACAGCTAAGGAGATCGGAGACGCCGTAGCAAGAGGCGTTGCGAATATCAGCGTAATGATGGATGGAAGAGCAGTTGGCAATCTGGTTACGCAAACTGTGAGTGAAAATATTGCGGCCAATGCCGCTATGAGGGGGTGATTCAATGCGCGAGATGTTCAACTGCTCGCTGAACGGCGAAGATTTTCTCCTGCTTGATCCGCGTCTGCGCATTCAGGACATTCAGGAGCAGGTGAAATATACCGTGCAGACAGCCAACCGGCCCGCGTATGGGAAAACACCCCTTGGAAATCCAGGCAGGGACGAACTGCAGATCAGCATCAGCTTTATGATTAAGGCGCAGGACCGTTCCCAGCGGCAGGGCATCATCAACAAGGTTAACGGCTGGGCAAAATCAGGGTGGCTGACCATCAGCACCCGGCCCTGGCAGCGTATATATGCGCATTGCACTCAGCCCGCGAATAGCGAGGCTTTCTCCTGGTCTGCGGATATGAGCATTGTATTTACGGCCTATGGAGATGCACGTTTCCAGGACATCAACCCTGTACACGCCACAATATCTGGCAGCAGCGGCAGCGCAAGCATCCGCCCGTTGGGAACTTCTGCCTGCATGCTCGAAGCCGATATTGTTAACCGAAGCTCCTCCTCCATATCCAGCGTGTCATTAACCGTAGGCGGCAAGACATTGGCCTTTAACGGGCTGGGTCTGGCAGCTGGAAAAACGCTCAAAATTTTCTGCGACGAGCACGACATATTGCAGGCATCAATCAACGGCGTCGGAAAACTCGCATGCCGGACGCCCGCCAGCGCGGACGACCTCCGGCTGAAACCGCTGGCATCAAACACCGTGCAGTTCATATCCAGCGCCACATGCAACGTCACACTATACGCAAGGGGGCGATATGATTGACAAGTGATCCTGTTCGGCTGCCCCGGCTCCTGCGAACTGCCGTGCAGAGCGGTGCTTTTCTGGAGACTGGGCGGCTTCATCCCTGTGAGCTGTCCGTCGACCTGAACCTGGAGCCCATGAGTACAGCGGACATGATACTGACAGAAGATGACCTTCCTGTGCAGATCCACGATCTTGTGGAGATCTACGGCCAAAACGGGTCGCTGGGCATTTTCCGCGTAGCGAACATTAGCACCACTTACCGGCAGCAGCGGAAAATCCGCTTAAATCACGCCATTGACCTGCTCAATGATGCCATCATCCCTGGCGACGAGCAGATCACAGGCTCTATCTCTCAGGTACTGACCCAGATTCTCGCTGCGCAAACCGCAAGGCTTGGCAACACCGCCTATTGGACAGTGGGTACGGTGCAGGATACAGCTACCTATACCATCGACAATAAATACGATAACGCCATCGACGTCTTGAAAAAGTTGGCAGAGGATGAAAACGATTATTTCTTCACCTACGATTTCTCCGTCTTCCCCTGGCGGTTGAATTTCATGGCAAAAGATAATACCGTGCTTAGCGAGTTTCGGCTTCCCCGAAACGTGGAGAACTGCCAGGTGACGCAAGACGACAAAGACATGTGCAACAGATTGTATCTGTCCGTGGATACATCTGTCACAGACGAGTACGGCAGCCAGACCACAACCATTCAGGAGATCCACGATGACACTGCCTCTCAAGCTATCTGGGGTGTTGTGTGCAAAAAGCGCGGCATATCAACAAACGACGTCCCGAACAAGACAGCCTGGGTGCAGAAATTTTTCTCCCGCTACGCCCAGCCTGGCGTGCAGATTACGGTGGACGGTCTGGAGCTGAACCGGCTTACAGGCGAAACGCTGGACGCGATGCACATGGGGAGTCTCTGCCGCGTAGCACTACCCGATTATGATACGTTTTTCAGCGAACGGATCGTATCCATGAAATATCCAGACCTGTTACGGCAGCCGCAGCGCGTCACAGTCTCCTTGGCCAACCGAAAGCTTGATGCCAGCAAATCGTTTTCGAGCCTATCAAAAAGTACAAGCGCAAATTCGTCGGCAATCAACAGTCATAACAAGGAAATCGAAAAAAACAAATATAGCTGGAAGGCCATCGACAAGCATGTAACCGACCAAGGCACTATTCTGCATGAAGCCGGCTTGGAAATCGACCCCCACGGTGTATGGTTGTTTGCCAAAGAGCAGGGAGCACTTGGCACAATGCAGGCCAATTTGCGTGTTCAGGCGGATGCTATTACAGCGGAAGTTTCCCGCGCAACGGCAGCGGAGGGCGAAGCATACAGCCGGATACGACAGACAGCGGACGCCATCACCGCGGAGGTCAGCCGCGCCACGGCGTCCGAGGGGAACCTGAGCACGCGCATCACCCAGACGGCGGACAGCATCACCAGCCTGGCGCAAAAGAGCGGCGTGGCGGGGCTGCAGGAGGGGGAAACGCTGTTTTCCCGCATCACCCAGAACGCGGAATCCATCACCTCCGAGGTGGGCCGCGCCACCGCCGCGGAGGAGACCATCGGCAGCCGCATCACCCAGACGGAGGACAGCATCACCGCCGAGGTCACCCGGGCCACGGCGGCGGAGGGCTCCCTGGGCAGCCGTATTACCCAGACCGCGGACAGCATCACGGCAGAGGTCACCCGGGCCACGGCGGCGGAGGGCGCGCTCTCCGCCCGGATCACCGTC